CCTAAGAACATTACCTTTTACCGACATAAGGTTTTGGTAAGAGTACCAAAGAAGTTCTCTTTCTGAAACATCATTAGGTTTTGTCGCCAACCATGCCGATACTATTTGATTTTTATAATTACTAACAGCTTCTTCGAATACTGGATTCTCAAGAAAATCCCTATAGGCTCTTAACCTTGAGGCTGGTTCAGTCGGGAGTTCACCCGCCGGTATTCCCCGGTTGAAGGCCGACTGCTCGTTTTTGCTGGTCTTCCAATGCCACTTCAGCTGCGTCCACCACTTTTTGCCAATCAAATTTGCGATTCTCCAATTCCAGTTTGCCAGCATCTATCCTGTTCTTTTCCATATCAATTTGTTGATCAATACTAGGACCTGCGGGTTGAGGCTTCTCTGCATTAGGATCACTAGGATCAACAAAGAATCTTCCGTAGTCATGTCTACCTGTAGCCTTTACGAACTCTACAGCAAGGTTATAGGCATTCTGTGGGACCACAATAGGTGCTCCAGAAGCATTAGCCATTTGCATCGTATCTCGTACAATACCCAACTGAGTAAGTTTTTCTTGTGGTGAGGTATTCCCTACACCTACATGGACAGTCATATCAAATCGTTCACGCCAGTCTCTAGGATTTACCTTGACAAACTTACCACGAAGTCGTATACTTACAGGCTCAATCTGATTCTTTCTACCTATCTCATAGAGACGGAGTACCAGTTGCTTTAACCCGGTTTCGGCAATCATCCGAGCCATCATGAGGACTCTAGCTTGCGAAGCCTTCATTGCACGGTCAAGTGCTCCGGCGGCTACATTACTACCGAGAGCAGTCTTATCGACGCCTTGTTGTATTTCATTAACACCTGCTCTCCGCTCTCGGACGTGATCGACGTACTCCATAAGGGAGAACGTACTCGCATCCATCTTAGGCGTTTCGAGAGGGCGTACCGCTCCGGAGACCCTTTCGCGTACAATCCCGCCTGGTATCGGGTTGGTCAAATCGGAAAGATTAACCTGTTCGTCCAAGACGGCCCAACGGCCGTTCAGGCTGAAGTACGTGTTGTCGAGAATTCCCCTGGTAAGTACCGATTTGATCTCTTGGAGATCAGCCATGATATCGCCGATACTTAGGCCATGATGTTTATGTGGAATTCGAATAACATCAATATCATTGTAAGGATGACCATCAACTTCATTAACCGATAAGAGGACCGTTCCTGATTCATCGTGAACCACCTGCAACATTTCGTTATAACCATCCCCATCTCGGTCGATGGTTATATAGGTTTCAACGAGTCTGGCAGTCTGCATACTAGAATGAGGTGTCTGTCGGACATTACTAGGATCAGTGTCGTCAATAGCATTTCGTGAGCGTCGGACTTGATTCCGCCAGATTGCTTCAGTCTGACCAAATCGGACTTTTTCTACTATCTCGGGATCGAATCCCATTGAGAGTAATTCCGACTTAGTAGCCTCAAATATCTCAGCCACGTAATCTGCGGTCTTTAAACTAATCGTCCCTCGTCTAACCAGTATGTCTTCTGGGGCAGGAACCGTGATACAAACATGCCCTTTGGGATCGACAGTGGATAGCTTGGCATCGAACGTTTGAATAGGACCACGACCATCTCCGAAATCCTGCTTGCCTTTATTAACAAGTGCAATGATCTTAGTGTTGTTAGGGAGGATTAGACTCCCTAGCTCTTCTTCATCAATGTCCGTATAAGTTTCTAATACTGGTTTAGCTTCTACATCCCAGTAAGATTTAATATATGATTTCTTGTTTAAGAGGCAATCTTTGATCCAGTCATGGATCAATAGGAACCCTTCATTCTCCCGAAACAGAACATGCTGTACCCAAGCAGTAGCCTGGTCTGTCTGCTCTACATCTTCAGGACCTTCTGGTTCAAATTCTACAGCCGTCTCTGAGACGATTGTCTCCATCAACTGTGGCATAATCCATTCGATGGTTTCGAAGACATCTCGGGATATTACCTGACTTCTTCCTTGAACCTCGTTACCTAGTGCGAAGCCCATGTAGTAGTTCATGGATTGCGAACGCTGAGCCGCTAGCGCACCACCATTGATGAACGAGTCTGCTGCGTTATATTGTTGTGATACTACTTCTAGCAGTTCACGATCATCTATAGGCTTGTTCAAATTAGACTATACTCTTTAGGATTCGGGAGTAATCCGGGGTTGATCCCCAATGGACTCGTTGGCTTGGTGCCATAGCGAATCTACGGGCGCATATAGCATATCTAGCTGCCTGAACGTAATCATCATCCTTTTGATAAAGCTTACCATCTTCACGATGATACTGTCGGATTTGCCGCAGAAGCTGGGTACATCCGTTGAAGATAACTAAACGTTTTTGTTCCATCAATTGGAACATCTCTAAGATACCCGCTTCCACCGAAACCGTTCCCTTGATTACATCCGGGGTTGGAGAGTTCGTAAAGTGGAAAGGTAACATTTTCAATCCAGCTTTTCGGTAGTGTTCTGCTACCTGAACTCCCGAGCCTTTCTCGGTAATCAAACCATCCTTGGGCCAGGATACAGGGATGCCAGGGCTGCGTTTCTCGATTGCTAATGTGTGTGACTCCGGTGTTAAGTGCCTATCACCATACTCATCATAAAGGATTACTTTATCATTCTCTGGATCTACAGCGCACCAGATGGCAGCAGTTGGGTGATCCCATCCGAAGTCCAGACCGAGTATTCTAGGAAAGTGGTCCGGCAAGGGAAAAGCATCTACTGTCATTTCATCAAGCAGATGAACTGGGAATACAAGTCCAGACCCGAATATGGGGATTCCTTTAGATCGCATGTCGCGTTCGTAAGGTGGGTAGACGGCGAGCAGCTGCTTTTTTACGTCTTCCCGGATGTGCGGCGCATCATCCCATCCTGCCTGGAACAAGATCATCCCTGGCTGCGGCGCTTCCAGGAACATAACAACGACCTCGGTCTTCCCAGCCTCTGGGGTGAATGTCATATATAACATACCACCCGAGTCCGCAGTTCGAGTTATACATTGGGTGAAGATCTTCATATCAGGTTCTTCATCCAACCAAATAACGTCCTGTCCGTAACCCATGAACTTTTCATGACCCATCTCATAGGCTTTGAAGCCTAACCTAGACCATTGTCCGGTTGGGATATGTTTCACAAGAACGCTGGACAGGGCATTAGGAAGCTGAGGTTTGCGAGTCCTGTCGCCGATACAGTTCAGAGGGACCGTTCCCGTACCTGCCCGTGTGATGTCGTCTGGGGGACCTAATAGCTCAGCTTGCACTACATCGCGGGTTGTTTCATTGGTCTTCCCGCAGGCCCAGGCTCTAACTGGACCTAAGAAACGTCTACCATCCCACCAATCAGGATACATCCCTGTTAAGTGGAAGGTTAGTTCGTGGGCTCCCGTGAAGGTCTTGCCTACCCGGTTCGCACACATCAAGAGTCTTTGCGGGTGATCCTTGCCCGCATTCATAAAGTTCTTTTGCCACGTATAGGGAACGTAGTTCTTTAAAGTCGTGAACTTGTCTCTGGTTTCTCGTTCTCTGAGGAGTTCTAATAGTCTGGATCTCTCAGCAGGTGCTGTCATTATTCACTTTATTAATTATGACTTATAACCCATGCCAGAGTTAGGACCGTCTTTTTTGACCCTAGCACTTGTGACTCGATTGTTACTCATATACAATGTCTTTTCAAATTCTCGCTTATTGGCCTCACCTAGCATAGTTCGACGTGGATAATCTTTTGTTTGCTTATTACGACTAACTTGGTCTTCTGCACGGGGAGCTTTTGTTACAGCTCCTGTGATAAAATCCATCGAGGAGTCAAGCATAGCCTGACGGTTGAGTTTTTTAACCTGGAGAGCACCAGTAACATCAGAGCTATCCTGACCATGCGGTACATAATTACGTCCCATTATTATTCCTCTTCATAACCAGGATTCATTAAATCATTGGCTAGTGAGCATACTGCCCAATATAGGTTGGTTGTATCATCCCATGACCAAGCTGTTTCTACATCATCCTTGGTCTTCTTTAAAACAGCCAGGCTCAAAATATTACCTGCTCTGTATTCCTTCATAAGATCGGTGAGGATCTCAAGAATAAACGGATCAGCTATAGAATGAACGTTAGAAGCTGGCTCCGACTTGACCTGCTTTAGGGTTGTTTTTGGTGTAGTCTTGGGCTTTGACTGCTCCTCCTCCGTGTCCCATTTTGACGAGACCTTGGTAGGTTTCTTGGGCTGCGGTAGGGTCATTTTTGCATTCAAAAGTGCCTCGTCCGTCTTTGGATTCGTCATTGACTCGACTAAGGCTTTTACCGTTTCCTTTTTTGTACATTCTAAATCTCCGTTATCTGGCATATTGTTCTCACGGCTGAGCGGCCTTAAGAGCGAGTTGAGCTGCTGCACTCAATGCCTGTGCTGCTGCTGTTGTTTGATCTATTGTCGTTTCATCTACCTGAGCTTTAATTGATCCATCAGCTTGCCGCTCTGCTGAGAAATGAAGGTCACCGATGTTGGTGAACAGGCTTGTCCGTTTAGCCTGGATAGTGTGACTCACTGGATCATACTGA